AGTATCTCCTAACATAGGTGTTGTTGATGCAGCTTGTCTTGTTAGTGTTTCTGTTAAAGCTTCAGGTGAAACATTAGCAACTGTTTCTGCTGCAGTTGTAGCAGCTTCTCCTGCTGTTCTACCACCTATACCTGCGGCACCAAATGCTTTACCTAAACCAAACCCTGTTAGACCAGATATGATGCCTTGTTTTAAATCTCCTGACTGTATTGCACTTGCTATACCAGAACCTATTGCTCCAGCAACAGGTGCTGACAATCCTGTAAATAAAGCAGTACCAGCCATACTACCTAATAGCGGTGCTAAAAAAGGCAAGAAAGCTTCAGGCTGTCCTGTCTCTGGATTTTTTGTTAATGGCATAATAGATGCTAACCCTTGCACTTCTGCAGGATTAACATGAAGTAACATAGAATCGCCAAAACGACCTTGTGCTGCTACATTTTGGGTTTGTTGTTTTATATTCATTTATCTTTCCTCGGTTGTCTCGCAACCAAATATATTAAAACTCATATCTACTGCACTGGTGTAAACTTTTATTACATCAGTTTGGTCAAGTGTTATACCTATTACAATACTTAACGAATCATTTGCTGCAACAGATTTATCAAAAAATAAAAACTGTTTATCATCTGCAGTTGCTCCTCCTACATGAACACTTAGTCTAAATGTTATTGCAGAACCCGTTCTATTTGCAGCTACTATAGAACTTACTGTTGTTTGTGTTTTATCTGGCACAGTGTAAAGCACTGTAGTTGTAGTTGCTGCTGGGTCAACTTGTCCTAATACTTTTAAACTATCAGCCACCTGTTACTCCCATTAATAAAAATTGATGTCTTCGCATAGCTTTGCTACTTATACTATCTTGTTTTCTTTTTGAATTTGCTACATCTACATTTATATCTTGAAATGTTTGCTCTATTGTTCTTCTAGTAATAGTTTCATTTAACTCTTCATATTCAGGAGTTGCTATAGGTAAAGGTACTGAACTTTTATCTGCCATTATCTTTTACCATCTTGTCTTAATTCTAATCTTATATCACCTAATCTCCAACCAAAATCACCAGTAGAGTTGCTGATTCTTATTGCACTTTGCCTACTTCTACCTCTAATATTTGCAAAAGTAGAACTAGGTGTAATAGATGTTGTAGATAATGTAGATAAATCTTGTAAAGGATAATCTCTACCTTTAATTATAAAATCAACTGTATTACCTGTATCAGAGGATTTTCTAAATTCTAAATCTGGAATTAATTTAGACATAAACATAAATTTTTCTCCTGCTGGGTCTAAATCAAAATCAGATGATTCTATAAAAGCTGTAAAACCACTACCATCTGCTAAACAACCAAACTCATGGTCATATAAATAATTTAATCCTGAACTATCATTTTTACTAGCAGCTATAGGATAATCTAAACTATAAGCTGGATTCCAAGCTGTTCTTACAAATCCATCATTTGTTGTTCCTATACTCCAACTGTTTTCTAAGTAATTATATGTAACATATCTATTAACTTCTGTTGAATCAGCACTAGGATAAAACCAAATAATTTCATTATATTTAGGATTAGGAGCAGCAAAAACTTTATAAGCTTGTGATTGGTTAAAATCGCTAAATATATAATCTAATACTGTACATGGTAGTTTTTGTACTGAACCTGCATATTGATAAAAAGCTCCATTATCCATAAAGTACACTACACCACCAGCAGTAGCTGCACCATTTGGAGATATTAAAGACATACCTGTTGCTATTTCATTAAAACTAAATATAAAAGGTTGCCCTACAAAACGCATTGAAACTACACCTACATCTGTCCATATAAGTATTTCTTGTCTAGTTTGTAAACCACCTACTATTAAACTTCCTGTAGATAGTCTTACACCACCAGCAGAGTTTGTTGCTGTAGGTGTCCAATCTACTGCATTTTCAGAATCAGAAAATCTAACTAATAATGGGTCAATCGTAGATGAACCTATAGGATTACAACCTAATGCTATAACATGGCGGTCAATATCTGACATTAATAATTGAAGCACTGCAACTGGAGTATTACTTGCTCCTGCTCTACTACTTGCTAATACTGCTCTTGTTGTTACACCATTGGATTCGTCCCAATAATATAAAGGTCCACCTCTAGGTGCTGCTATAGTATCGTCTCCAAAATTATCTAATGTCCATATTCTTAACTGGTTAGTTAAAGATATAGCTTTTGCAGAACCCCATGTTCCTGCACCCCAACCTCCTACACCCCAACCTGTTGATTGCACATAAACATCTAATCCAACATTTATTTGATATGTGCCTACAACTGATGAACCACCATTACCTCCACCTGTTGATGGGTCGTCACTGCTGTTTGCTGTTACTTCAGTTCCACTGGTATCTTTAGCAGTAAAAGTAAAACTATTATCATTAACTATTGATAATATTTCATATTCTTGATTTAGTACTGCTGCTGTAATATTTCCGCCTAAACTAGATGCACCACTAAATGTAACAAAGTCTCCTTGTACTGCACCATGAGAAGTATCAGTTGCTGTAATAGTTGAACTTCCATTTGTTGCTGCAAATGTTACATCTCCTGCAGATGTTGTAGTTCTTATTGGAGTTATATCGTTGTATGTATCTCCTAATAATACATAAAGTTTTTTGTGTGTACCTAATATTTTATATTGAGCTTGTTCTATATCTTTATATACATGAATTTTTCTGCAAGTTCCTTCAAAAGTATTATTAGTATGTTTTTCCCAACCACCTATTTTTTCTGGTCTTCCTTTTCTAAATCTAATTTTATCAGCATCAAACCAACCATTTTCATTAGAATAATTAGTTCCTTCTTTATTAATTCCGGGTTTAAATTTAAACTTTGCAAATGGCATAATTACACTAATGTCCAATCTTTACATTCAAATAATAAAGATTCACTTTTTCTTCTCTTTATTAAACCTTCGTTAGGAACTCCATTTACTTTATTCCACCTAAGTATTTGTTTAGGTACTTCGTGATATTTACCTTCATTAAGAACTTTAAGCATTGTAGATGCTTTTAAATTTGATGGACCAAGATTAAAAACCCAAGATACCAAAGCATCAAACTCATTCTGTTTTAAAGGCACACTGACCATATCATTTATGTATCCTTCATATTCTTTTAACTCATGTGCTAACAATTCTTCAGCTTCTTGCATAGTTATTAACATATTATCTTCTACAGGTGTGCCATCTATTAATTTTAAAGACCCATAACCGATTGTGGCTTTGTTTGCAGGGCATCTATAAGAAACAACTTTTCCATCTTTATCTTTGGGACAACCCTCGTAATGTTTTATAAGCGTTACGCCTTCTTGTGATATATGCATTTTACTCTCCTTTTTCTGGGGTATGAGATGCTCCGAAATAAAACGAAATAATTGCACTTGCTAATCCTCCAAGATAACCAAGCACTAAGTTTATTAATGCTTCACTGTTTTGTTCTGGTGGTTGTAGTGTTACTAAAAATATGTAACCAAGAAAACCACCTATAGTAAATAAACCTATAATTCTAGCTGTCCAATCTTTACTAAACATACCTCTAGCATTTTGTTTATCTGCTACTTCTAGTTTAAATACATCTACATCAAGCTCTTTCATTTGTACTTCAAACTCTTGTTCTGCTTTTTTAAGCTCTAACATTTGTTCTGGAGTAGCATTTTGTATAGCTTGTTGTATAGATTTTTGGTCATTAGATACACCCAAAACACTAGCTATTTTTGACATAGCCATATTACCCATTGGTCCACCTAATGCTGTACCTATTGTTGGTGCTACTGCTCCAACTATATTTTTTAATAATCCTTTCATAAAAATCCTAATGTACTGTATATATTGTTATAGGCTTTTCTTTACCTTTTACATATATTGGTTTTAATAATTTTAATGATATTGTATCAATAAAGTTTTTAACATTAATAGTGTTATATCCTATTACTATATCTTCGCCTATTTCTTTTGTAGAACTTTCTAATCTAGCGGCTAAATTAACTGCATCTCCTATAGCAGAATAGTCAAATCTTGTGTTACTACCCATATTACCTATTACAGCTTCACCGGTATTTATTCCTATACCTATATCAATTCCAAGATTAGCTTTTTGCATTTGTTCTTTTATTTCTATAGCACATAAAACTGCACAAGTTTCATGGTTAGGTAAATCTATTGGAGCATTAAATATTGCCATCATGGCATCTCCAATATACTTATCTACCATACCACCATATTTTTTCACTGCATCTGCTTGTATGGTTAAAGCTTTGTTCATTATTTCTGTTACTTTTTCTGGTTCTAATTTTTCAGATAAAGAAGTAAAACCTCTTACATCTGTAAATAAAAAAGTACAATACTTTCTTTCTCCACCTAGTTTAAGTAACTCTGGATTATCTTGTAACTGTTTTACCTGTCTTGGGTCTAAGTAATGCTCAAATTGTTTTTTAATTTGTAATCGTAATTTAAACTGCTCTCTAAATCTTAAATAAAAAGCAATACTTCCTGTTATAAATTCTGATATTAAAGACCATGTAACATCAATTAATAAACCTTTTTGTATAAAATAATATCCTATACTAGCAGTAGCAAACATTGTAATTAAACTTAATGTTATGCCCCATGTGATTCCACAATAAAATAATATATTCCAAACTAAACAAACACCTAATATAAATATTAACAAGTTAATACTTATTGCCCAATCAGGTATATATGGACTATCTTGTATTAATATTGATTCTGCTAATGCAGCTTGTATTTTATGTGGTTCTAACAATCCAACTGGAGTTGCTATTTGTGGCATAACTCCATTTGCCGTTACGCCTACAAATACAAACTTACCTGCTACATACATTTGTTTAAGATTAGTTTGTTCTGTATCCACCCAACTTATCCACTTGCGACCAAGACTATCTGTTTTAACAGGTGGTATTCCTCGTATTGATATTTCTTCAATACCATTATCATTAGTTTTTATAATGTAAGTTTTAACATTAAATAAAGCTTTATATATTTGTGTGCCAAAACTAGGTATCCATTCATTATTAGGAGTTTTAACTAATAAAGGTATTCTGCGAACAAGTTGGTCAACATCAGTGGGAGCTACAGCTAAACCTTGTAGTGTTTTGCTTGACAAGAGAGGATAGTTTGCCTTCACTCCCAAACTTATTATACCACCATTATTATTACCTTTTACAACTGTGCCTGTTGATTCTGGATATTTACCTTTACCATCTTCAAACATAGCAATAACAGATGGTGCATATTCTAAAGATTTTGCAAATATTTCATCTCCACCCATTCTATCTGCTTGTGGAAAACTTATAACCCAACCTACACCTATAGCACCTCTATTTAATAATTCTATTTGTATTTCTGCTAATCTTTTTCTTGGTAATGGATAGCCGCCTTCTCTTTCTATATCC